TCTACTCCATTATCAGCTAAAAATTTTGCAGCTTTACCAGTTGCAATATTTCCAACGCAAAGTGTCGAATTTTTTAATTTTTTTTTTATTTTCCTTATCATGTTCAAAACTTTTTTAGTGTGACCGTGAGCGGTATCTATTACAATTAAATCAGTCTTAATTCTTGATAGTTCTTCCGCTCTTTCTAAATCTTTTTCATTTACTCCAATAGCCGCTCCTACAATATAATTTTTTCTTTTTACTTTTTGAACTTCTGCAACTTGTTTCTGAATTGCTAAATTCCTGTGAATAACTCCAATTCCACCAGATTTTGATATAGCTATACTCATTTTAGATTCAGTTACTGTATCCATAGCAGAAGATATTAAGGGTATTTGCAAATTTAAATTTTTTGATAGTTTGCAGTTTGTTATAGCATCAGTTGGAAGTATAGAAGAATATTGAGGAACAAGTGTTACATCATCAAATGTTAACGAATCTTTAATGGTTCCCATATTTTTTTTTATATCTATCTTTATTTTGTTTAATTTCATTATCTTTTTTAATTAATTCTTTATAAACTCTTATAAATATCTAAGAAACTATTAATATGTCTGCCGTCGTAACAGATCAATTTAGAATATCAAACGCTGCCAATTTTGTAGATTCTGTACTAGATACTAATAATTCTTATTACGTTTTTTTAGGTCTTTCTAATCCTTCTTTTCCAGATCCAGGATTTGGAAGAGTGGTATCTACAGCATGGCCAGAAAACCCAAAAGATAATTTTCAATATCTATCACATTATAAAGATACCTCTTTATTTGGTAAAAAAATTAATGGTAAGAATATTAGAAGAGTTATACCCAAAGTATCATGGATTGCTAATACTCGATACGATATGTATAGGCATGATTATAGTGCTTTAAATTTGACACCAAATTCGTCAACTGCTAGATTATATGATTCTCAATATTTTGTCATTAACAGCGATTTTAATGTTTATATTTGTTTAGATAATGGATCTTCAGGATCTCTTCCTAAAGGCGGAACATCTAAGGATGAACCTACTTTTACTGATTTAGAACCAAGTGCTGCTGGTAATAGTGGTGATGGATATGTTTGGAAGTATCTCTTTTCAATAACTCCTGGTGATGTTATAAAATTTGATTCTACTGAATATATTGTTGTACCTAATGATTGGGAAACTTCTACAGATACACAAATTCAAAATGTAAGAGAAGCTGGAGATTCTAGTGTTAATTTTAATCAAATTAAACAAGTATATATTGAAAATGGTGGTATTGGATATATTAATGGCAATAGTGGATCACATGTTGCAAACATACTTGGAGATGGAAGTGGTGCAAAGGTATCCGTTAAGATTGTTGATGGAGTAATAACAGATACTACTGTTACTGCTGGTGGTAGTGGATATAGTTATGGATTAGTTGATTTAAGTACTCTTCAACCTAGTGATCTTAATTCAAATCCAAATAAAGCTGCAAAATTAATACCAATTATCCCACCATCTAAAGGTCATGGATATGATATTTATAAAGAATTAGGTGCTGATAGAGTTTTAATTTACGCTAGATTTGATGATTCAACAAAAGATTTTCCAATTGATACAAAATTCTCACAAGTTGGGATTATAAAAAATCCAACAACATTTACTAGTCAAGATATTATTTTTACAGGTAGTCAATATTGTTCTTTATATTCAATTAAAGTTAACGATACTTTATCAAATGTTAGTATTGGAAGTAGTATTTCACAAGTACAATCTACTGGAATTGCAAAGGGTTATGTAGCTTCATATGATAATGAAACAAACGTTGTAAAATATTATCAAGATAGATCTTCATATTTAAATCCAATTACTATGGATCATAGTGATTATGTAGGTTTAACTACTGTTGGATCTGTCTTGACCTTTGAGTCTAAAAAAAGTGATGGGTCAGAAGCTAACAGTGTTGTATTTACCAATAATACTACATCTATTAATTCTTCTTTTAATGGTAGTACATTATCGGTTGGATCTAAAGAGATTGATTTGGGAGTAAATTTCACTGAGGGTCTTGCAAATCCAGAGATAAATAGAAATACTGGTGATATAATTTACATCGATAATCGAAAATTAGTAACACGAGATACTAAACAAAAAGAAGACGTTAAAATCATTCTGGAATTTTAAAGAAACATGGCACAGAAAAAGGATTTAAATATAAGCCCATATTATGATGATTTTAATTCATCTAAGAATTTTTATAAAGTTCTTTTTAAACCAGGGTTTCCAGTTCAAGCTAGAGAATTAACTACTTTACAGTCTATTTTACAAAATCAAATAGACAGTTTTGGTGGACATATGTTTAAAGAGGGTTCTTTAGTTAGTGGAGGAGGACCTACTTATGATTCTAATTTTACTGCAGTAAAATTAAATTCTTCCCAATTTGGTATTGATATATCTTTATATGTAGATCAACTTATTGGAAAAACTGTAGAAGGTGAAACTTCTGGTATAAAAGCTAAAGTAGACGTTATTGCTTTACCTGATGGCAATAATGTAGAAGATTTGACTTTATATGTAAAATATATTAGTGCTAGTAAAAATGATTTTACTACTGATACTTTTATAGATGGTGAGTCATTAATAACAGAAGAAAATATTGTATATGGAAATACTACAATAACTGCAGGATCCCCTATAGTAACTTTAATACCTTTAGATGCTACATCAATAGGTTCTTCTGCATCTATAGAAAGTGGTGTATATTTTATTAGAGGAAATTTTATAAATGTAGATAAACAAACTATAATATTAGATCATTATAATAATACTCCATCATACAGAATTGGATTAAAGATTAATGAATCTATTATTGCTTCAAAGGATGATAATTCGTTATATGATAATGCTAAAGGATTTTCAAACTATGCTGCACCTGGTGCTGATAGATTTAAAATTGGATTAACTCTTACTAAAAAATTATTAGATGATATTAATGATACTGATTTTGTTGAAATATTGAAAGTTAAGGATGGGGAAATATTAAAAATTACACCAAAAACCCAATATAATAAAATTAGAGATTATTTTGCAGAAAGAACTAGTGATGAATCTGGAAATTATGCAATTGATCCATTTAATGTATCTGTTAATAATTCTTTAAATGATAGATTAGGGTCTAATGGAATATTTTATAGTAATCAAAAAACACAAACTGGAAATGATCCTTCAGATGATTTAATGTGTGTTACAGTTTCTGCTGGTAAAGCTTATGTTAATGGTTATGATGTTATAAATTCCAATGCTAATAATATTATAGATGTTGAAAAACCAAGAGATACTGAAAAGGTAATCAAAACAAATATTGATTTTGAAATGGGAAGTCATTTAAAAATTAATACTGTTAGTGGGCAACCACAAATGAGAAATACTATACAACTATATGATACATTAGGTTCTACTGGAACTCAGATTGGAGATGCAAGATTATATTCAATAAATTTATCAGATTCAATTTATACTGGAAATTCTACAAAATGGGATTTATATCTATATGATATACAAACTTATACATCTTTAACTTTATCTAGAGGAGCAACAGAAGCACAAGTACCTATTTCAAGTTATATAAAAGGAGTAAATAGTGGTGCTTCTGGATATGTTTCATCTCATGTTGGAACTCTTTTCAATTTAAGACAAACATCTGGAACTTTTATGAAAGGAGAAGAAATTACTATAAATGGTGGAAGTTTTGATCAATCTGGTAAAAGATCTATTGTTAGTATTAGAGCTTATGGTTCTAGGGATATTAAATCAGTAAAACAACTTGCTACTGCTTCATCAGATCATGTACGAGATTTTAAAGCAAATGCTTTCTTAGAATCATTTCCATTACCAAATAACGTACAAGGAGGAATAATTAGTGGTGGTAATACACTAAAAAGTGCAGGGAATGTATTTACCGGGATACCAGTTGGTACTATTATTCGATATAATGGAACTGCTGATGATGAAGCTTTTAATAAAGTAACGGCCGTTAGTTCTGATGGAACAACATTAACCATTGCTGCAGCAGCTTCTGCTGATGTTAGTGGTGTTTTTGATAAAGATGTTGAGAATGGAACTTATGCAAATATTAGAATAGGAGTTTCCAACATATCAAGAGGAGGATCTTTATATACAGAATTACCACACCAAAATATATCATCAGTTGATTTTAGTTCTTCATCTTTAACAGTAACTGCTCAAGTTGTAGATAAAGATGTTAGTAGTAATGCTATTATTATTAATACTAGTGATATTAAAGATGGCGGTGGAACTGGAATATCGTCAGCATTTTTTGATTCTTTTGGAGTAGGAAGATATTCCGTCTTTTATGGTGGTTCAGATGCTGGAATTGGTACGATATCTTCAGATACTTTTGTTAAAACTTCTGGTGGCGAAACAATTACTCTTAATGGATTAGAAAACTCAAATGATGATTCAGTTATTAATATAACAGCTTCAAAACAAGGTATTCGGAGTAAAATTAAAAATTATGAAAGAAGTCAAATACTTACTGTGACTAAATCCCAAAATTCTGAATCTGGAACTACGGTTGGATTTTCTCTTGAAGATGGATTAACTTTTAATAATGAAGCTTATGGTTTGAGAGTTCAAGATGAACATATTTCTTTAAATGTTCCAGATGTAGTTAAAGTCTTAGCAATTTATGAATCTAAAACTGCTATTGATCCAACTTTTGACACCATTACATTACCTTCAAGTGTTAATGTTTTAGTTAATGCTATTTTAGGGGAAAATATAATTGGAGAAACCTCTAAAGCTATTGCAAGAATTGTTACTAATAACAATTCAACACCTGCATCTGGAGGTACTAATACATTAGGATTTATATATTTAAATGATAGAAAATTTGATAAGAATGAAAATGTTGTATTTGAGGAATCTAATATTACAACCACCATTGAAAGTATTGGCAATGGCAATTATCAAAATATTTCAAAGGCATATATTTTAGATAAAGGACAACGAGATGAGTATTATGATTATTCTAGAATAGTTAGAAAATCTAATGCTTCTATACCTACTAGAAGATTGATGATTGTATTTGATAAGTATACAATTCCTACTGATGATACTGGAGATGTATTTACTGTATTGAGTTATGATAAAAATAGATATACTAATGATATACCGAGAATTGGTCCTAATAGAATAAGAGCAACAGATACACTTGATTTTAGACCTAGAGTTTCTGATTTTGGAAGTACTACTGATAAATCGCCTTTTGATTTTGCTTCCAGAACTACTGGATTTGATCAAAAACCAAATTATTTACTAGCTCCAAATGAAGGTTCTATATTTGGATATGAGTATTATTTGGGAAGAATTGATAAAGTATATTTAAGTCAATATGGAACAGTTTCAGTACAAAAGGGACAATCTTCCAGTTTACCAACACCACCATTAGTTAATACTGATTTGATGGAATTGGCTACTATCACCTTACCACCATATCTTTACAATCCTCGTAATGCTAAGATTACCTTAATTGACAATAAAAGATATACTATGAGAGATATTGGAATTCTTGAAGATAGGATTAAGGATTTAGAAACAATTACAACACTAAGTTTACTTGAGGTTGGTACTGAAGCATTGACAGTTCAGGATGCATCTGGTAAAGATAGATTTAAGAGTGGATTTTTTGTTGATAATTTCCAATCAGCTAATTTTATTAATTTAAGTGCCTCATCTATAGAAGTTAATTCTATAGATAATGAGATAAGACCTATTATTTCTAGAAATAGTTTAACAAATAAACTTTTACCAGCTTCGAATATAACTGATGAAGAATCAGATTTTAGTATAAATTATGAACTATTAGATTCTAATGTTCAAAAAACAGGAAATTGTGTAACATTAAAATATGAAGAAACTGGTTGGATTTCACAATTATATGCAACTAAAGTTGAAAATGTTAATCCGTT